CATTTGTACCTAATGAACCTGATATCATTGCTGATGTAAATACATCATTTCCTTCTAATGAAGCAACTCTTGTACTAAATGATCCGCTATCTGTTTTTAAACTAGTTATTCTAGAACTTAAACTAGAACTTGTATTTGTAAATGAGCCAGATATTTTTGCAGCAGTTAAACTTCTAATTAATACAGCATTAGGTCCAAGAGATCCCGATATTCCGGAAGCAGTAAATCCGACTGCACCTCCTCCTTCTAAAAATGTTATTCTGCTTGAAATTGAGGAGCTAGGTGATGTAAACGATCCACTTATATTTGAAGCAATTTGTGCAGATCCAGATATCAATGTTTTTGTAGTAATTAATTCATTAGCTGTTATTCTTGTACTGAATGATCCACTATCTGTTTTTAAATTAGTTATTCTAAGGCCTAGGCTAGATGATACCGATGTAAACGATCCACTTATATTTGAAGCAATTTGTGCAGATCCGGATAAAGTTCCAGGAGCTGTTATATTCAATAATGCAGATCCATCTCCTACAAATGATCCACTAAATACAGAGCCTGTAACTGCTTGAGTTATTATAATCGGACTGCCAATTGTTATTGGAGATAATCCTTCTAGTCTTCCAAATGATCCTGTAAATGCTTTTACTATTCCACTACTACTTATATTACCAGATGAAGTAATATTAGTATTAACAAATAATCCACTATTTTGAGATATGGATGCTGTTGCAGTACCCGATGATATTTGAGATAAATTTAATCCTATTATACTAGTTGATGGTACATTTGTTAATCCACTACCATTACCAAAAAACGATCCACTAAATGATCCCGATACTCCGCCTTCAGATAAAGAAAAATCTACATTTCCAGAACCTGATACAAATATAGATCCTGTAACTGTAACACCGGAGTTATTAGATACGGTTCCCGGAGGTCCTGTTGCTCCATCTGCTCCTGCTGGTCCTATACCGCCTGTCGCGCCTACAGCTTGTATTTCAACGTTAGGATTATTAAAAGGAGTTACTGTAACTATATTACCGGTATTGTTGTTTGTAATAGTGAGTGTATGTGTAGGTTGTGATATACTTATTTCACTAATATTTTTAGTAACAGATGTACTCATTTTATATAGTTGTTACTTGTTTATTTAATTGTATTTGCCCTTGCAATAATCTAATTTTCTCAGGGCCATTTGTTAGTTCTAAATCATAAGATGCTTCACCAAAATTGAAATCATTAGTGATAGCATGTCCTAAATATACTCCTAAACTACCAGAGGTTGGGGAAGTTACTAAATCACTTCCTCGTAAACTTATATAAGATCCGGAGACATTTTTAATAGGAATATTACCTGAACTGCCTGTTAATGATGCATATGTAGTATTTCCGCCTGGGGCATTTTTTATTTGCATTGATGCAGAATATCCTGTTAAATCAATTCTTGTCCCGGCCGGGGTTTTATAGATGATATCAAAATCGACGGTTGCGCCTTGATCTATTGTGAAAGAATATCTTCCTGCTGCCATAGTATCCTTTTCTTATAAATATGTTAGAGTTTGACATTACAGTAAAAAAGGAGGCCGAAGCCTCCCTTTATTTTAGTTACTAATTAATTAATTAATAATTATATAGTGTCTAATGCAGATACATAGATCTTACCGTAGAATTCTGGTCTTACCATTTTCTTAGCATATCTAGTCATTACACCTTTTCTTGGAGTAAAGTTATCTGGATCGTATACCAATGGAGTCATAATCAAAGGTACATACGGAGCATAAACAGCACCTGTTTCTAGGAACTGTGATCCTCTATATCCCATTAATATAGCATTCTCAGTCATATAAGGATTCTTATAAACTTGGAATCTATTATTAATAGCACCTACTTTTTGAACACCCATTGCAAATTGCATTTGATCGCCATCCGTATCAGCAGCATATCCTGGAATTGATTCCAAAATTGTTGCTACAGTTGGAGAACATACCAAGAAATTAGCTCCACCTCTTAATGTTAATTGGTGTATTTTATTACTAACTTTTTGTACTTTTGTTCCTAAAGTTTGGAACCATGTACCTTGGTTGTATGCTTGAGCAGTTGCATTTGATTGGACAAAGCTATTATTAGCAGAATCAAATTCAAATCCAACTTTTGCAGACCATCTATCAACAGTTTGAGCATTTTGCATCAACATGTCTAATATCTCTAAATCAATTTCTTGCGAAATATATTCAGATAACATAGAAGTTAATTCAGCTTCAGCATCAATTGAATGATAAGCATTTAAATCTTGAGCAAATTCTGGACTCCAGATTGCTTTTAATTTTCTTGTCTTAGCAACTATTGCTTCACTTCTTAACTCTAGGTTAATTTCTGGTATATCTAATTTAGTAGATGAATCAGTGTTATTACCAACTGCAGTCGGATCTTCAAAATCGCCTCTTGAAGAATCTGATGGTGCTTTTTGGTAAATTACTTGGATTGGGCCAGCAACAGCAGGAGTAGCAGCAGTTTCAATTAAGAAATGTATATGATCTCCGTTTTGCTCATCCAATCTTGTAAATTCTGGATATACTGTTGTAATACCTGTTCCAATAACATTAAAGGCTCTAATACCTTTAGGGTCATATCCAGTTATTCCTGAAGTTGGGACAGATAATACTTGTGTCTTTTTACCAACAAGTGATGCAGATAATTCAGAATTGTAATTAGTAAAATAATTAAATCCAGCTTGATTTCCTGCGCCTTTGTTAGTAAATACACCAGTTCCAGCAGCTATAGAACCTGTTTTAGCAGCAGCTGATCCAAGAACTAATGATGAAGTTACATCATTAATAGAATATCCAAATCTTCCAGCGCCATATAGACCCTCAGAAGGAGCAGATGTTCCTCTATCTTTATCAGTTACACCAAATACAGAATCAGTCTGTGATGTTCTTCCGGCACCAGTAATAAAATCATTACCAGCAGCAGTTCCACCTTTTGCAATACCTTGCTTAGTTCCGTATTTGAAATCTAAGAAAAATACTAGACCTGATGGCAGGTTCATTGGTTGCACAGATACAAAATCTTTAGCTGCTATTTCAGCAAAGATTCTTCTTACTAATGGAAGGGCTACACCCGACCATTGTTCTGCATTTCCGTCAGTACCAGTAGCATTTGCTTCTGTTACTAATTGCTTGGCTTGGTTCTCTAAAAGAACAGCCATGCCTCGTCTCTCAATCTCAGTATCAATTCCTTCTAACAGTCCGGTCTTTTCCCATTTGCTTTCTAAGCCAATAGCAACGTCTTGTTGAGTTGATTGATGATTATGAGGTAATAAAGAATTTACATTCATTGTTTTCCTTGTTTTATTTTAAATTTGCTAATTTTTTCCATCTAGCAGCTAACTGATTTCCTTCAGAAAGAATTTCTTTCTTTGGAGCAGTAGATCTACTTGGTTTGGAAGCATAGCTTTCTTTTATCGAACGTTTTGTTTTAGTACCCACAAATGATTCACTCAAAGTAGTAAAAATCAATTTCACTTCTCTTAAATTAGAAGCTCTATCAAAGTTTTCAATAACTTTCATTTTTTGTGATTCGTTTAACGGATAATTTCTAAACAATTTGTTCGAAAATAGTAATTTTGCATTTAAAAGATTGACTTCATTAATTTTAGATTTCAAAAATTTAATAACAGTATAAGCTTCTTTAAGATCTTTTTTATCTTCTTCTTCTTCTTTTGTCATTTCTTTTTCGTCTTCTTCTTTAACTGTATCTTTATCGTCACCTTCTTCTTCAGTCAATGCACTGATGATTTCATCTATAGAAACGTTGTCATCCATTTCAGGATCCATTTCTTCAGTTTCCATCTCAGCTTTTTCTTCTTCAGATAATTTACCTTCGCCTGGATCTTCTGTATGAGTTTCGGATGCATCATCGCTAACACCTAAAGTAGAACCGATATCAGAAGAATCTAATTCTTCAGTTTCAATTTCTTTTTCTAGTTCAGCAATAATAGATTCGAGCTCTAAGGCGTCATCATTCTTAGNATCTTCCATGTCTTCATCCATTTTAGGATCCATTTTAGGATCTTCCATGTCTTCGTCCACTTTAGAATCGTCAGAATAATCACCTTCCATTGGTAGGTTATCATCATCAATAGTTTCCATAGACATATCCGTATCCGGCTCTTCAGCAGGCATTTCCATGTCCATTTCAACTTCATCATCCATTCCTTCTTCTTCTGAAAGTCTGGCTGATAACATTGATTGTAGTCTTGGGGTAAACGCTTCTTCTAATGCAACTTTTGCATTCGCTAGTGCAGTTTCCCTTACGGCTTTTGCATCTGCAATAGCGTCTTTTAATAAATCGTTCATCGATTTTCCTCGTATTTAATTTTGGAGTAAGATTATTAGTAATCTTAATAAGAATTAATATAATATTCAGTGACCAAGTATTGATACTTAGTATATTTTATTAATAATATATATCAAGGAAGCAATGAAATATGCCGGATTTTAATCGTTATCTTGAATGCTAGATATATATCTTGCTTTTTGTAGTTGTCTACGTCTAGTTACAGATTTTTTTTGGTATTCTTTTTTTTCTTTTACTATATCTAAAATGCCAGAATCTTTTATTAACTTTTTCCAATGTTGTAGTGCATATGTTATATCACCATTTGGATTTCGTTTTGTTGATAATACCTTTGCACCTAATGCATGACCAGGTAGTGTCATCTGTATGTGTTTGTAATTTTTTCCCATGTAACTTTATTTTTATTATGTATAACTAATATAATGATTTTATTTCAACTAACCAAATTTATTTTAATCTTTTTGAATCTGTAGCTGTCATATGATCATTAAATGCAGGTCCTTGATTATGTACTCCTGCCGTAAATTGATCTTCTTCAATTTTAGCGCCTGCCATTAAATCATCTTTATTAGAATTAGTTGAATCTGGTGCTTCCGGATTATGATTATCTTCAGAGAGAGCTCCATTAACATTATAATATCTGTTTAAAACTGTTCCCATATCATCGTATGCGGATTCTAATCTCTGTTGTAATGAACTCATTTCGGTTGCCGTCTTCTCAAATACTTTGTACGCTTCATTCATTTGTTTCATATGNCTAGATACAGTTACATTATCAAACCAATGTTCTGATTCTTGTAATGTTAATGCNTCTGCNTGTTGTACGATATTTTCTAATGTTTTGGTAACTTCTGTTAACTTTGCATTACTATATACCATTTCCCCTATTTCATGGAAATTACCTACTGCAGAAAGAAAAGCTTTTTTATCTTCTTTCGGCATTTTTGGTGATTCTGTCTCTCCTAAATATTTTTCATTTAGGATATGATTCATTAATTGATTTTCCCAGTTTTTCATATTAACTATATCTTTCTAATGTTTTTATTAATCCGTCAATGTTTTTCTTTGCTTGACTAATATATCGGCTCATTGAATCTGATTGTTGATTATATGATACATCCTGTGTTGCAGTTGCTCTATTATCTAATTCTCTTGCCATTTCTTCTTCTAATGAATCTAATTGGTCGATTACCGTAGATAAGTCTTCAATATAACTTGATACTAATTCTGTATCAGGTTCTTGATCAAATCCCATTTCAGGTGCTTCATGAAGCTTTTTTATTCCTTGTGCTATTCCACTTAATTTTATCATATTATCCTTATGGTTTGTAATTAGAAAAATCTATTTCTGGGTGTTTCGGGTCATTACCAAATAAATCAACTGTTAATCCTGTTCCTCTTTTATTCGAAGAATTAAAAGGTCCAAATTTACTATTATGACTTGCCGATGATAAATCATTGAATGTCGTCAAATTCTTTTTGCCGCCTATTGTAGGATTACCTAATTGTGCATTTGCAACAGGATCAATATTAAATCCTAATATTGTACCGGTACCTTTTTGTTGTAGGCTATTTGTTGGGCCATATTCTGATTTTAAATTTTCTAATGCCATATTAAAATTCCCTTATTATTGTTGTAATTAAATTTTCTACTTTAGAATACCTTTGTTGTGCAAGTCTGTTTACTGATTCATTTACAGGAGATAAAAAAGCTCCATGCGTCGATGGATTTGAAACAAAGTCAAATGCAACTAATTCAAAATCTGGTTGAACCTCTAATGTTTGACTTCCTTCACGCATTACTTCCTTTACGGAACCCATTCCTCTAGATGAAATACCTAATCTTATTCCTGACTTAAATAATTCCTTTAAAATATTTCCAGATGGAGTTCCTAATACTTCTACTCTACCTACCAAATCATTTCCAGCCCAATTCATATCTAATATGTTATGTGACACATTATTTAAATTAACAACTGATGAATCCGGATGGTCTAATTCTCCTAAGGCTCTTCTTTCCTTAATAAATGTCCCAGCATATTTTTTTGCTTCACGCATTAATAAGTCTTTTGGATATACTCGTTCATTTTGATTTTTTGCATCTGCTCTTTGCAATACACCTGATACAATTAATTTGCCATTATTTTCTGTTAATGATTCATTAATTTGTTGTGGTGAAATTTCAAATACTGTATAATCTACTAATAATTGTTTGCTCATTTTAGTCCTTGCATAAATAGTCCGGAGTTAATAAATTGCTGATGTTGATCCAAACGTTTTCTTTCGTCTGCATATAAGCGTGTTTGCCGTTCTAATGTTAAATCTTTATTTTCTTTAGCATTAACAAATTGTTTCCATGTTCTATTTGGGATCATTGTGATAATTCCTTAAGTCTATTTGCTATACGAACCATTCGTTCGTTAATTTTTGAAAATCTTTTTCCGGTTGACTTCCAAAAATGATTTGATTGGACTCCCATTTCTGTTTTCAATCTTAAATTGTTTGAAACAATTTTTTCCATTTCAGATAACATTTTATTAACTTCATTAATACCTCTGTTAACTTTTTGTGATGGAGTCGATGTAGGATCTTTTTTATAATCTCTATATGATACTTCATTAACAATACCATACATTTCAGACATCATTTTTTTGTAAGTGGATTTAGATTCCATTTTTTGTGTAGATGTCATTTTTTTAAATATACGATTTGTTTTTGGAACTTTTTTCATTCCACCTTGGTCTATGGTATCTTCATCTGCATCGCCAAATGCATATGGAGTTTGGTATCCAGGCACTGATGCCGTTGTACTCATTTCTTCTAACTCATCTTCATCCTTAACTGCTTTGGTAACAGCTTTTCTTCTTGCTTTAAGATATTTGTCAGATGCATCAACATCGCCATCATTATCTATATCATCATCTTCTTTTCCCACTGGATCTAAAGCTTCGAAATATTTTTCTATTTCATCTAATAATTTCATTATTGTTGCCTTTTTAATACATAAATTGCTTTTGCGCTAGAATTAACAACTTTTGTTGGAGATAATTCATATATAGTCCCTACTGATAAATGTGCTATATTTATTGATCCGCCTCCAGATAAAGTTATTGTTCCTGTTGCACTACTCTCTCCTACTATCACAGCACCATGACCATAATTAGATCCGGTGAAATTAACTGTTGCACTATTAACTGTCGTTACTGATGTATATCGACCTGGATGTCCTAGTCTTTCAAAAACATTATAGTTGCTTCCAGATGCTGGCATTATATATGGTCCACTCATGAGTTACCTGTCTTTTTAAGTTCATTAATAAGTTCATGATAACGAAGTATTGTTAATACATCTTTATCTTCTACAATATGTTTCTTGCTAAGATTACTCAATAATTTAGCAACTTCCGTAATTTTTATTCTAACAACTTTACTAGCAATTTTTGTAGTATTTTTTAACAAATCTCGTTGTAATTTTTTTGTTTCTAATATAATATATTTTTTTAACTTTTCTGAATTAGTTACATTATTAATATATTCCCTTAGAACTTGTTTTTGTTTTAATGATAAGGTAGAATACTTTTCATTAAATTTATCAATAATCATTTTTGATGCTAATATACGTATATCATTGTTTTCAGAAACTAATGTGGTCTTAGCCGTTGGCTTAACTTTTCTTTGTATATATTCTACTACTTGATATTTAGTTTCAATATAATCCTTAGGATCATCTGCTTGAGCATATTCAAATAATTTGTAAACTGAAGCGTGAATTTTATAATCATGTACTCGTGATTTAAAAAATTCTTCAATAACAAATTGAGATTTTATATTTTTTATTAAATTATATTTCTCACGTTTTAATTGAGATTCATTAATTTTTTGTCTAGCCGTAATAACTGCATCTACAAATTCTATAGATTTTTCATTCATATTGAATGTCTCTTCTTTTAAAGATCTATAAAGTTTTAATTCTGTTGTTAATTCAGAATTTTTTGTAAAGTGTTTTTTGATAATATTTAATGCCGGTGAGTTCTTGTTAGACATAGTATCGCTTGCTACCTGTCTTACCAATAGTTCGAAAACTAATCCGGTATTTTTTACTTTCGAGTGTTTTAATCCATTCATTGAAGCATCCTAATAGTCTACATGTTTTAAATAAATATGTATTGATCCGTAATTCATATCATTATATTTCATTTAATTGATCTTCATCTAATAATGTACCATTATCATTATTGTTATCAACCTTATTTAATGATTCGTTTAATATTGTATTTTTTGGTGTTTGTTGTAAAGATGATATAAATGACTTGACCTCTAAACTTAAAGGATTAGTCTTTCTATATGTATGTTGTAACGGATTTTTATCAGTTGTAAAAGTACTACCCATATCTTTTGCTCCTAATGGATCTCTTCCTGCAACTGCCTTATCTAAATTAGTGCCTGGCTTCTTTGGAGCCCCTGGTCCTGCTACATGTTCTTGCTTTTCGCCCGGTAATAATTCTCCTCGTGTTGCAACGTGCATTGAAGCTATATCATGAGGTGTTCCAAAACTTAAATTAGTTTTTCTAGGATCATTACCTTCTGCTTTAATTTGTTCTTTTCTAAAGTCTGATTTAAGATCTTGTATAACTAACTCTTGTTCTGACTCCCATTCATTAGGACTCATATTAAAGATATTCTCATAAATATATTTTTCAGAGAATAATGTGCTGTCTTTCATACTAGTTGCTAATGCAATCTTATCATTAAATATTTCTACCTTTTGTTTTTCATACACTATACTTGGACTAGTTAAATCTAGTTTAAAATCTATTAATTCTTCATTCTTAAATCCTTGAGAATATAAATGTACAATTGCAATTTTTGTAAGTTCTGATACAAATATTTTCTGTATTCTTTCAATAGTTCTTGCAAATCTAACATCTTCTGCTGCTAATGTAGCTTTACCTTCAACTCCTTCATCATATCCTAAAAATGCTTTTGGAATTTTTAAAGCTGCCATTTGCTTGTTACGTAGATATTCAATATCTTCAATTTGTCCATCATTAGATAATCCAGGTAATGATTCTATAGATGTTCCTGACTCTCCACCTCTTACTGGTAAATAATAATCTTCTAACATGTTTTCCATATTAAATTTAAGATTATATTCTCCGGTCTTTTCATCCATATATGGAATCTTTTTCATTTTATCAATAATAGTTCTCATATGAGTATCTACTTCAGCTGGTGGTATATTACCTACATCAATTTTAAAAATTCTTCTCTCTGGTGCTCTCATTATTCTATTAATAAGCATTGCATCTTCCATAAGAGTTAATTGTTTAAATATTTTTCTAGCTGGCTCAATCATCGACTTGCCATATGGTAAAAAATTGGTATCTGATAATAATCTAAAATGTGCTATCTCATAGTTATTAAATTCAGAAGAATTTTGACGGCCGCCAGATGAATATGCCATATGTGAACCTTCTAACGTAAATTTATATGCATATGGATTTTTTTCATCATACCCTTCTTCTCTACGGACTTCATATGATGATAATGGAGTAACATTAACTATACCAATATCATCTTCAATATCTAAATGTAAATAAAAATCACCATATTTGCATGCATTCCTAATCCATGGCCATAAATTATAATCTATATTAAGTATATCATTAAATAAGTTTTTCAATACTTTTAAGATTTCATCATTTTGTGTTGATATAGTTAATGTATCGCCTTCTGCATCTTTAACTGTACATTCATCTGCATATATATCTAATGCCGATGCTAATATTGGATCCATGTCCATTGCCTCATAATCAGAAAATAATTCTAATTTAGATTGATGGAAGTTCATTGTTTGATTATAACCACCGTAACCGGATTGGCCTCTCTGTAATCCTGAAAATCGATCGATATACGAATTTGATACTGCTCCGTCAGATTGTAATTTATTTGTATCAACTACTCGTAAACGATTCTTTGAAATTCGTCTTACTATTACGTTAGTTGAAAAGAGGCGACCTAATCGAGCTCTTAATGATGTATTTGCCATATCAATTTTTCTTTTTATATAAATATCTTGTTAATCTAAAAGCCAATTTAGATCTTCCTTGTCCTTACCAGCTTGCATCTGCCATGTATTATTTTGATTACCATTGCCGGTATACATTCCACTAGACTTACCTAAATGGCCTATTGCCTTTCTAGAAAGATCCATACCCTGTTGATGCAGCCTTAATGCAGTATCCCGTACCCATAGTGCAATTCCAAATGCCATAATTAAATCATCATTATAACCTCTTTGTGCCTCTGCCCTTTGACCATTCCATATAAATACATATAACTCATCAGTCAAACGTTTACTTCGTATGATTGGAGATTTTTCTCTAAAATATGTTTCTATTTTTGATATGATTAAAGGTCTAGTACGTGATGTTGTAGAAAATCCTGGTACTTTTTGTGATTTATTTTTTAAATCATAATTTTTAGCTAAATGGACATCTTCATCTATATATGCATCTTGTTTGTAAGAATAATATAAATTTTCATATCCTTTATCAATTGCAATCTGTAGTACTGCCCATCCTATATTAGCATTTTCAATTACTAGTAAAGCATTATTCCATTCTGTTGCAATTGTAACTAACATGTTACCATATTCAGTAGTACCTATTTTTCCTTTATATTCTGCTACTTGAGTCATTGATTCTATTTCTAGAACATGGAATGCTGAATAATCTGCTCCATCGCCTCTAGCAACATCAGCTACTATTGCATATGCTTTAGTATAATTTGGATAATCCCATAACCAATAGTTTCCATCAAAGCCTCGTTTTTCTTTCGGCTCTTGTATATATGTTTGTTCATACCATTGTATAATAGGGCCGTCTACTACTGTATGACCGGATGATATAAAGTCGCAGTCACATTCTTGTGATGCTGCTTTTTCTCCTAACAATTGAGTTTGCTCATCTCTCCAAACTTGATCTCGTTCTGGGTGTACTGTCCAATGTAATTTAACTGCATTAAATCTTCCTCCGGACATAGCATCATTCCATGTTTTATGAAATAAATTTCCAGTACCATTAGGAGTAGATAACATTATAGCTCCTCCACCAGTTGCCAATGTTTGTTGTGCTGCTGTCCATATTTCATCTATACGATCTATAAATGCAGCCTCATCCATTACCAATAATGATAATGCTTCCGACCTACCAGCATCTCCTTTTGAAGATATTGCTTTGATCTGCGAACCATTTTTAAATCTTAATGAAAGTTTATTATCTTCTACACTTTTACCTTTTAACCAGCTGGGCAGGTTATCGTGCATTACTCTTACTTTTGTTACTAAGTTTTTTGCTACATCTTGTTTGGTTGCAATAACCAAAACATTGTAATCTGATTTAAATAACATACACCATAATGCATAACCTGCAGATAATGTCGATATACCCAATTGCCTAGATTTTAATATTATATTATATCTATGATCTTTTAAATCAGTTAATGTATCTTCTTGGAATGGGTATAAGTTGAAAAACATCTTACCTTTAGTAGGATGTTGTATGATACAATACTTACGCATAAAATGTACAGGGTCAACTGCACATCGTTTGTATTCTTCTTTTACTATTTCTTTAAGGGATTTCTGTGTCATTTAATTAAATATATAAAAAATTATAACACAATCAAAATAATTAGAAGGATAATTCCACCACTTCCTAATCCAAATAAATTTCGTTGTTTTTTATAATGTTTTGTCTCATCTTTAGCAACCAGTATTTGGCCATCTTTTAATTTTATAACTTCCGTAATAACATCCATTTCACTTTGAAAGTTTGATTCTTTTTGTTTATAAGATGATATGATAGTATCTTTTATTGATAATTGTTTTTCTAATGTTTTATGTATTTGACGTTCTATAACTATCTGTTCTTTTGCAAGATCTCCGATTTCCAAATCTTGTATTACTTTATGCATTAGCCACTTACTAACACAGATTATTGAATCACTTTGAATATCTGTCTGAGAGATACTTGTTGATGTCAGTGACAGTATAAGTATTAATATGTTTAATTTTTTTAGCATATTTCTTTTTTAATTTGTAAATTTGATTTGATTTATTAACTAGACTGGATTGTAATAAATCTAAAGAATCATTTAAGTTATGTATATTATTATCTAATGAATCTCGTTCATGTTTGTATTCTACAACTGTATTAGCTAAGCTATCAATTTGTGATTGCAATATTTGTTCTCTTAATTCAAATGTATTATTTTCATTTTTATAAAAGTATGTATATGCAATAAATAAAACAATCCCAAGTGTTATAATAGAATATATATTTGGTTTAGTGTTCATTATTTATTATATTATTTAAAACTTTATTAATATGTTCTTTTAATTGTAGTTCAACATCTTTTTCTAAACTTAAAGTTGCATCATCTAATTTCTTATTAATCAAAACTTTATCTTTACCTAATTTTTTTAACATTTGTATAGCTTTAGACTTAGATATATCATCTCCGGCATTTTTCCATGCAGTTAATTGTAATTGTATATCTTTTACAACATTATCGAGCTCTTTGCCCATATTTGTTATTTCTGCTTTAGTTGCCATTTTTAGATTCCAAATTATTTAAAATTTCGTCTTTTAAAGATTGATAATCACTATCAATTTTTTTCATATATGCTGAAACATCTATGTCTTCACTTCTACCGTCAGCATTTTGCCAATATGTTTCTGTAACAGCTTTTTTTAATTCTTCAACTTCTTTATCAACATCCGACATCCATGATTTAGCATTTGCTAACATTTTCTTTCTGGAATAATCTTCCCATGCTTCTTTGCCTTGTGCTTTAATTAATGTCTCTTCTTTAATTACACATGAAAAACATTTTTTATGTATAAAGTACATTTTCAAATTTAAATGTTCTTCATCTACATCTTTCATTTTTTGGTCACATGTTGGGCATGTCTTAGGAACATTTAATATTTCATTAATTTCTTCACGTACACTATTCGCAGGAACTTTTGATCGGAATCCATCAAATTGAGTTATTTTCCATACGGTACCTGATTTTGGATCAGTCTCTTCCCATATATCGCCTATCTCATGTTTTTCATTTCGTTTAGCAGTTGCTGCCGCATCTGAAAATCCATGAGTTTTTCTAGTTTGTGATTTATGTGTACCATCGATCATCTGTCTAACCGCTTTTACATTTTGTAACTTGTCTTCTGCTGCCATACTATTTTATTTTAAAGCTTTTTTCAATTTAGCAATAAATGTTGCATCATTACCTTTTATATCTAATCCGCTTACTAAGTTAATAACTAATTCTTGTTGTTGTTGAGCACTTTTACCCTTCATCTTAGATTTGAATTCATCTGTAAATTGTCCCATTCTCATATCAACTCTACCCGGTACTGCTTCATTAACTGACTCATCTGTAGTTTCAGCTGATGCTTTAGATAAATCTCTACTTACTTTAGCTTTAATTGAATCAAAATCTGCAGATGTTATTCCTACATTTTGTAATAATGCTGTAAGTAAATTAATTTTTTGAGATCTAGGTAATTTAGATACTTTAGATACATCTACTTTTTTTAATCCACGATTCAACTCACTTCTTCCGCCACCTAATTTAGATGATACGGCTGAGCCTACTCTTGATGTAAAAGACTCTGGAGCCTCTATTAATCTTTTTATAAGTTGTTTACGTATCACTTCACGTAATTTTATTTCTTTCATAATATTCCTTTTAATCTATTTAATATAAATATACTAAACTTATTTAGTAAATCCTTTATCCATTGCAAAGTTTGCTCTACTAAATTCTAGCCTATCAACTAATTTAACTCCATTGCCAATACGATCAACTGCTACATAGCCTTCTGGCGCAGTAACTTTAAGACCACCCTTACCATCATCCACAAAATGTTTTGTTGTATATATAGCGGAATTATATTTATTTACAAATATCATTTTTGCATCTGCAAATAATTTTGATACTTTAAATAAATTGATAATGTCTTGTTTTCTAAATTCTATATTAGCTCTTTGTTGTTGTCCTGCCAAAGTTGCTCTTTCTTTACCTTTAACCGATTTTAATTTTTCTATCTTTTTATTAATTTTTCCTTGTGCCCATTCTACAAATGATTCATATGATTTTTCTGGATTTTCTATAAATCTATTTGTTTGTATTTCACTATTAAGATATCTATTTAATAATACTGACGGTAATTCATCATAATTAACTTTTATAGAATCTGCTTGTTTAATTTTATTTAAAACTTGTTTGGCCTCATCATTGGTTAATAACACTGTACCTGTTGTATCTTTAAAAAATGCATCATCATACCATACATTTGGATTTTCACGCAATCCACTCACATCTGCTCCAAAGGATGCACCACTTTGTAAATCTTTATAAGTTGTATGAAATACAATTCCAATTCTTGACCTTGCAATACGCTTTCCTAACTCTGAATCTGCATCTACTGCATATGTAATAGTATTAGGCTTGAACACATAATGTTTTTTTCCATCAATTGATTGTGTTTTAAGAGATTGTTTATCAAACATAAAATCGCCTTGGAGAATATTTTTTATACCTAATGTTGGGAAGTATTCCAACGCTTCTAATAATTTTTTTGCTAATCCTGGAGCTTGGCCATGATTCTGTTCTATATCTTCTTTTGTGTAGTTAATCTTAGGTTCTTTATTAAAGACGGACTTTGTTCCTACAAAGAATTTACCATTGTCAGGATTGATTCCGGTAAAGATAGCAGGTGCTCCATCCCATTTAACAGATGTATTAACTTTTGCATTGGAATTGCCCTTTAAATTCCTAATAAGTTCTAATAAAAATGATTTGGCTAATTTATATCCCTGTGCACCTTGAGTGATTAATAATTCTTCTAAATGAGTTAAATGTGTATTTGCAGATGCTTCTGTTAAAATATTTTCTTGTACAGGTATTAATCTAAATTTAAATGCTGGACGACCATTTATTAATAAATCTCCTTTTTCATTTTTAGTTATAGATTTAACAACTACTTTTTTATTTTTAAATTTACCCATTAATACAGTATCACCGATGTTAACTGGAACTGATATATCTTCCATTATGGATGACCACCACTCTTTTGTTAATAGTTGTTCTTGTACTAACGCCTCCGGTTTCATTGGATCATTTTTTGTACTATCTATTGCATCCTCTGCTCCTAAGAAATCTAAAAAGTTATAACCAACATTAGTTGCAATATTTTTTATATAATTCTGCCACTTTTTATATGCAGGCTTACCTTTTATATTACCGGTATAATCTGTTCCAGACATTGATGTTCCTGCCTGCCCTACTGGAAAATATGAGACACCTAATGGTGGGCCATCCGGAAAATTAGTATTTCCTAGTTCTGACATGCCACCATCCATGATATAATTTAATACTGAATATCCTAATGATTCGGCCATTTTTTTAGATGATTGTTCATATGCAGTTTGACTTCCATAAAAATATCTAGGGCCATCATCTACATCAGTATTACTTCCAGCCGATGTTAATGATACTTCATTGATAGGATATTTCAATAAAAAATTACCTATAGTTTCTTCTTGTAAATTTTTAAATTTATCTAATACCATTTGATGTATTGGCTTATTATAAAATTTCATTATGTCTTTAAACATAGTTGCATCTGCATTTGCCAATGATTGTCTTAATGTTGTCCCAGACATTTCTCCTATGCCAGGAACCTTTAATGAAACATGAGGTGCAATTAATGTATATGCTCCATCTTTATAACCTACATCTGCTACACCTTTCCATGGTCTGAAAAATTTGCCTCCTAATCGTTTTGCATCTTTCTCTCCTACCATGAATACCGCTGCAGTTGTCTCTGGATCAAAGTCCTTTAATAATTCAACGGATTGATATGGATTGCGAACTTGTACAACATTTTTAATGCCGTGTTTATTAATTATAGATTGTTTCTCTTTGAAGTTTAATGGCGACTTAGGTAATTTTACTTTGTCTGATGTTACTACAAATGTATTTGCCTTACCAAACTTTTTTGCTAACCAATTATAGGTTTGCACATGATGTGGACCCATTGGTTGAAACCTACCTGGAAATATTGCAATTACAGTTTTTATCTTTTGTTCTGTTATCAATTGTTCTGCTATCCAAGTTCCTAGGTTGTTCATAATTTCTTTGTTTATTAAAGATAAGAAAAAAATCTCACGATTCCTAATCTTTTTATATAAATATTACGGTTTCGGATAACTATCTTTAACATTCTTTATAGATTGAAACCAACTGCCAGAAACTGATAATGAACCTGATGTATTAAGTTCATGATATAACATATCAAATTGTTCTCCTATTACTGGATAATTTGTTATTCTGTTTTGTACAAACATAGAACTACTTAATAAAAGTTGTGCTCTAGTTATGTTTTCAGTACTATCCAAATCGGCTTGTGATGGCTCAGGAAGATCTATATTCCATATTCTAATAAATGGCCCATCTCCATCATTTTGTACTATTAAATTATTTGAATTGCTTAAATCTATAGACGAACTGTTATTCGTTTCTAAGTATGCTTTGATTTTATATATTATATAGTCATTTGTCATGATATTTTTAACTCCTTATTTTTTATTCGCTTATACGAAATCCACCGAAACTACTCCATCCGGATGGGTTGGCTGGTTCATATGTATATCGATTACCTCCCATATTATG